TACCACCTCCCAAACCTATTTCAGTTATGATAACATTAGACCCAACACTCAAATTTGATGTCTTCATACCACCATTAACAGTGATGACATTGGATGACAAACCATCAACTATGAGATTTGAACCAAATGTAAGTTTGTCGTTGACTATAACATTTGTAGCCACAAGATTACCATTCACCGTCATGAGATCGCGTCCAGTTAAATCAATGTCAACCTTCCTAGTAGCACCATCATTCACTTGAAACGCTTTTGTAGGGTTAGTTGTACCTATGGCAAACTGATTATCAATAAAAAAGCGAGAGGCTTTACCACGAGCTTTAAGATCAAAAACGATAATATCATCTTTATCAATAAAAAGTTTATCACTTACTGAAAACTGTTTAGTTGGTGTTGTATTTGACAATCCCATTCGTCCTTTAATACCATTTTCCTCTTTAAGAATGACTTCGTTTGCCTCAATTTCTCTAGTTAGAATACTGTTAACTCCTGTAAGAGTTTCATTCTCAACGGGTTCTGCTTCTAGACTTGCAACATAGATCTGTTCGAATCTAGCTGTTCTACCCATTTATACTTTAGTTACCGAATAAAATTCCGGCGAGACCATCCTTGATCCTGAGAACATTATAATTTACAGCAAACACGTTGACATCCGTTTGGTCTGCTCTAAACACACCCTTTTCTACACCTCTCAGAATGAGTTTAGCATTATCCAGTCTACTAAAATTGCAGCTACCTGAAGGATTGTAGTCTGATGCATTTAAACCAAAGTGATATGCAAAGTATCTCGTATACATAAGATCTTCGGTATCAACTCTATAATCCGATACACCATACTTAGACTTGTAATAGTTTTGAACTGTATGAAAGTAAGTAGGTGTCATGTTTTCAAGTAAAGGTGTACCATTAATGTGTATGTCTGCATTTTTAAAAGTAAAACGATCGTTTGTAGGATCAATGTTAGTTGCGCTATATCCAAAGAATATAGACTTAACTGGATGATTGAAATGAGATAAATCCAAGTCGTTGTAACCACCTGACTCAGTCTGATTATTAAATACGTTAGAAACTGGATAGTCCATTTTTTGTGTCTGAGTTATAACAAAATCCATTTGTCTTTTAACCATTGATTCTCTCTCGTCTTTGTCTAAATATATATAGTTTGCGTAAACATTAATTCGTTTTTGAGAATCACTATATCCACTCAAACTACTTTCATCAAAGTTTATTTTAACCTCTACCTGATGATGTGCAAGTGATACTAAGGGTAAAAATGCTCCATGATCACAAAAGAAAAAATGCATAGGTTGAAAGTTTCTGTGAGAAGTACTAGTCTTGTTTGTAAGTTCTTGGCATTTTGTCCATGTATCAGCTAAATAGTTAGGCCAAATGTCGGCATAGTAATCATAATGTTGAGAGTCTATTTTTTGTCCCCCAATAAATAAATCAATTGTGGAGTTGAAGAAAAGATTTGAAGAAACATTAGAGTTCTTATCAACACCCTCAAACCATAAACAATTTACGAGATCACCTAAAACTGGAATCGTAAAAACAGGATCTTTATCTGTAACTGTTTTAATGAACTTGGGGGCTTGAGAAAAATTTGTATGCCTTGTAAACTTCATACGAAAGAAAGAATGTCCCTCATCGCTATTGAGATATACGTCTTGCACACCCCTGGACACGAGTTGTATTAATGCACCAGACATTTAATTATTGTTTAGATTATAAAAACAGACACTTTCCCTGAGGGAAGTCCTGTTTCTTTTCCTCCACAGGTTTACCGTGTATTTTGAAACCACCTTGACGATACACCTTCATTCTCTTGTAGTACATAGCTGTAAAGAGTGACCACGGGTCGTGTATATCGTAGATATGTGGATTGTTCTTTTTACCTTTTGTCTCTCTCATGATACGTCCAATACTTTGAGTTATATCAGATTTGGGTGAAGCTAATATGACTGTATCTAAAGTTGGGATGTCTAGACCTTCGTGAGCTTGACTGAACGTTGCAAAGATGATTTTCTTTTTAGATGATGCTTGGAGATCAACCTCTTTCATACCACCCATGTATAGTCCCGATGTTTTTGGAAAACATTGATGAAGCATCTCACAATGTTGACGACGATCACTTAGGACTAAAAGTTGTCTTGTACCTGCTGAAGCCTTCTTTACAAGCTCTACGAGCATCTGATTTCTTTTTCTGTCTTCAACAACTTCTGTAATCATGTTTGGCATTGAAACTTTTCCAAATCTTGTGGAAGGTGGGGGATTTCTGTAATTGAAGGATTCATATGTAATTGGGAATACCTCAACTTGTTCCTGGTTCTTTCTCTCAACTGAAAAGAATGTTGGACCCATAAACCAATGAAGTACTTTTGTGAGACCATCCTTCCTTTCTGGGGTTGCTGAAAGACCATAGATATGCTTGGGACACATCTTGAAGAGGGACTGAGAAAACACCTTGGCACATATATGATGAGCTTCATCTACAATGAGAGTTCCTACAGAATCAAAATCACTAAAACTATATTCTTTTAGGGATAGTGATTGAAGCATAGCAATCACAAAATCACAATTAACCTCTTTCTTATCCTGTTGGACGATACCAATCGTAGCACCTGGACAGAACTGTTGGATGCGTTCCCGCCATTGGTCAGCGAGGAACTGCTTATGGACAACAATCATTGTACGATACCCCAACTTACAAGCTATGGCCAATGATACCGTCGTTTTGCCATACCCACATGGTAGAGACAAGACACCATGACCTGCTTCAATTGCTGCTGCCAGTGCTTCGTTTTGATGGGTTGCATCTCTGAGCTGTCCGACGAACTTGGCATTTGATTTAGCTGGTTCAGGTCTTTTGTCTTCTTTAGGGTCTCCAACCTTAGAAGTTCCGTAGAATCTTGGAACGCACACTCCATTCTTAGCTGGTCTGAAAACTTTAAAAGGCGGTGGAGGAAATCCATAGTCCCCATTGACCTGTGGTCTTACCGTAAGTTCTTTTTTAATTTCTTGGATTGGTCCCTCACTTACCAAGTATCCAGTTCTCGTGAGAACCGACATTATTTACTCATTTAAAGATGACAAACTTTAAATGAGTAAATGCCTATTATAGACGTGGAAGAAAACATTAAACATCTCTATATTGAGATTGAAAAGATAACTCAAGAATTATTCCGTCTACAGGGTGTACTTCAGACTTTTGAAGGATTTAAGAAGGCTGGTCTCAAGATTATTGATATACCTAATCAGGAAGTCACCGAAGTATGAAGTACCCAAGAGAAGCCTGAGTAATTTCCAGCATTCCAAACACCTTTGAATTCTATTTCAACCTCAACCTCATCATCCTTTACAAGAGATTGAATGGGTTTACCCTTGACCTCACACATCACTCTCCTATAACGGAATGGAACTTTTACGGTAAGAATCCTACCATCTAGTGGATTGTCTAAATGTTTATTTTTTATTAACCAGGCTTTATTAAGTTGAACTCGTTTTACAATTTCTGCACAAATTTCAGGAATGACCAAACGTATGTATTTTTTATCGTTGTGGTCATACATGGGTGTATGTACTTTTGCTAGAAACTTCATATGTTTCTGTTACGATATATGAGAATTAAAACTATAAGCATTAAAAGTGTGATAGACACAACCTGTGTGAGGAGAAAGGGGTTCAGGGGTTCCCTAGTTCCGAAGCACTTGTGACTGAGGGCTCGTGACACTTCAACCGCTGCCTCAATACTAGAGTATGGTGTGTTCCTAGGTGACATCATACCACACATCGCGACGTTGGGGCACTCTCCAAAGAAAGGAAGTTGTCCATAGAGGCTTAAAACACCTGAAGATTGGGAAAACTGCCATCTCTCTCCATCCCAATCTGCACCCCATCCAAACCGTATCTCTTTGGGTAGGGGTACATCCAATTCACCTAAAACTAGGGTTCTCAATTCTTCTGGTGGGGTTGTGAGAATGTCCTCAGTTAGGTCACAAATAACACATGATATGGTTTTTTCATTGGAAAGGACGACTGGTTGAAGATTCAACTTTGTCGTGGCGGCAATTTCTAAATCATCTCCAAGTTCAACAGGTTCATCAAAGTCAAGTAAAACATTTATGCAACCGTAGGTGCTATCACGAACTTTCTTCTCCGCATCTGGTCCCCAATTGTCACCTAATAGTTTGATGGCTGGACTGTTGTCCAAACACAAAAATAACATTCCATCACCAATTTTGGTTCTGTCGGAGAACTCAGCTGTATATCCATCCTCAAAGTATTCAACGTTTGTGAGTTCTTTCTCAAATTCAAACTCAACACCAACATCTTCAAGGGCCTTTTGCATTGCATCACACATTACTTTACCAGACACCTTTTGTGTACATTGTTTAGAGAGGGCTACATGGTCAAAACTTTTTACAAACTCCCAAGCAGTCATGACATCCCAAGTCACACCATCCATGATTAGAGGAAGGTGTTCTAATAGTCTTTGACCATCTTCACTCAATGGACCTAGGGCATCCTTAAGGGACGTACCCTTGTACTTTTCAGGTTTAGTGAGTACCCTAGCAGAAAGGGATGTCAGGGTTCCATAGTCTTTCAAAGACAATGATCGGAACGTAAATCCATAAATATCTTTTTGAACGGGTTCAAAAATATCATCCCACTTGATTCCCATCTCTCTAAAAAGACTTTGAGTGTTGACAAACGCTTTGTCAAAGACT